GGTGAAGGTTACGTGGTTGAAGTTTGTGTAGCCGTTGGAGGCTTCTTTGGTGGCCCTGACCAGATCCAGATCACAACTGATTGGGTCTCACGTGGTAATACCTCCATGAGCATGATGCGCTTGGCCCTGGCACGTGCTGAGAATTACATCCAGTCTTTGAAAACCTGGGGTTTTGAGCTGGAAGTTGAGGTGCTGTAATGGGGTACCTTGTTCTGCTGATGATGCTAGCCGTGGTCTTGATTTTGGCATGGGCTGCGGTGAGTTGCGCAGCACGCATAATCCTCAACTTCAGGCTGCCTGAGTTCCAGGTGGCAATGCAGCTGGTGGCCTGCTTTGGCTTGTGCCTGGTGCCTGGTGCCGTTTGCTACCTCATGGGTGCAGAGGTATTTGCCTGGGTCTTTGGGCCTCCTGTTGCCATTCTGACGATGATGAGTGTATTCGTGGCTGGTGGAACCGATAACCGGTATGGACCTTATTAATCAAGTGGTTGCTGTGACTTGCGGTGATAAGTGGTTGTCACCGTTGCGGGGCACGATGGAGTGGGGTAAGCTTGAGTGTAACAAAACGCAACTTACTCACTACTGAAGGAGAACACCATGGGAGCAAATTTCGGAGTTGATATGATTCAAGGCAGTACGCTCAAAGAAGCCTATCAAGAGGCAGTTAATGAAGCCCAAAGTGCTTGTGGTGAACAAGGTTACAGCGGAACCATCGCTGAGTCTGATGGCATTGAGATTTGCCATGAAGGCATTGAAGAGTTTGTCGGCAAGATTGAAGACCTGGAGACTTGGGCCCATGAGTTTGGGTGTGACCTGGCTGAGAAGTGGGGACCGGCTCTGGCAGTGAAGATTGGCGATGGAGCGTGGTTGGCCTTCGGTTGGTACTCCAGTTGATAGTGTGACTTACGGTGATAAGTGGTTATCACCGTTGCGGCTCGGGAGTGGGTGTTGTAAGCTTGAGTGTAACAAAGAGCAACTTACCTCACCCGCGCAAAGGAGCCACCATGTCAGTTCTAACCAGAGCAGAAGTCAAAGAAGCCATCGCAGCCTTCACCGCTAAGTGTGAGCCGGTAGTCAATCCACGAACCGGCACCACTTCCTTCAAGGCTATCCCATATGCGCTGCAACGTGAGTTCCTGGGCAAGGTTATGGGCAAAGGCTCAATTCGTTTTGACGCTGCCTGGTGCTACCACGAGAGAACCGTTGGCATTGGTGGCGGTGACTCTGACATCAACGTTTCAATCCGCATCATAGAAGACTAATGGTTGGTGCGACTTATGCCGGAACCGTTGCGTGGTCGTGACGGGTGTTGTATTATTGAGTGTAACAAAGGGCAACTAACTTCCACTGAAGGAGAACACTATGAGTGAAATCGACGCGGTTATCGCAGTTGGAACCAACCTGCAAGATGCATACAAGAAGGCAGTTATGCAGGCTCGCTTTGAAGGTATGGCAGACGGTGCATATGATGAAGACAGCGTGGCCTTCACTAATGGGGTTGAGCGGTGCCCAAAGGGGCAGGCAGCCTTCAACGCGGGTGGCATGGAGTGTTTGAACGTCTTCCTGTTGGATAGCGCGGTCAACCTCTGCAAGATCGATGGACCGGCACGCGGGGTTGCTATTGATTCTCAAAGGTTCCTGATGTACTTCATGGTGGGGTAACGACTTACGGCAGTTCTTGCTCAACCACGTTGCGGGTGTGGCGTGGTTGAGGTACTCTTGAGTGTAACAAATGGCAACTAACTCACTACTGAAGGAGAACAAAATGGCTCACTTTTGCGCAGACAATTATGACCTCTTGACCGGCGCTACACCCTTTTCATATGGTGAAGTTCCACTGGTATCTGAGAGTGATGACTGTGTCCTGGTTGTTCACCGTGAAGGCGCTGAGGTCTTGCAAATTGATGAAGACTGCGTGGTCTTCTGCAGACGTGTGCACCTCAAAACAAGCTGGACCCTCTTTGAGGCTACTGCCTTCATCCAGAACCTGCCGACCAACTGGAGTGACTTTGACATGAAAATGTTTGGCTTCCAAAATAAGGCGTGAATCTTGTTGCGCTTTGTTTGATCCTGTTGTATAATGATTATGTAACGAATGACTTTCTTCTACTCAAACGCAAAGGACAAAGAATCATGGCTCACGAAATTACTAGCACAGACAAATTCGGTGAAGTGCGTGTTGGCGGCAAAAGAGCATGGCACGGTCTTGGTGAGGAAATCGCTGAAGGCATGGGAGCCGGTGATGCTGCCAAAGAAGTTGGCGTTGATTGGACTACTCACCTGGAGCCTATCTTGTGCGCCGGTGCTGAGATTCCTTCACACCGCATGCACATGCGTGATGACAATAACGCTCACTTGGGCATCGTAGGCGCAGGCTATCAGATCTTTGAGAATGCAGACGTGTGTGAGTTTGCTGATGCCCTTGTTGGGCTGGACTCAGCTATCTCGGTTGAGACCATCGGAACCCTTCAGGGTGGCAAAAAGTTCTTTGTCTTGGTTAAGCTGCCCCGCATGATTCAAGCAGCCTCTAATGATCCGCTTGCCCAATATGTGCTCCTGTCCAACGGTCACGGTGGCGTGGCTTCTTTCAACGCCTACCCCACGTCGATCCGTGTCGTGTGTGCTAACACCCTTCGGTGGTCTGAGCGTGATGTTATTAAGGGCTGCCGGTTCCAACACACTGGTGACCTGGAGAGTAAGCTGGAAGGCGTCAAAATGGCTCTGGGCATTGCCATGCGTGAGACTGATAAGTTTGAAGAGCAGGTGATGGCGTTGAGCTCCACCAAACTCAGCGTGGCCTCCATGTCAGAGTATTTTGAAACCGTGCATGACATGACTGAGGGTAAGCTGACCGATAATGAAGACCGCCGTGCACGTGTCCTGCAGACTTGGGCAGATAACATGGATGATGAACGTCAACTTGGTGGCGGTAGTGTTTGGACCGCATACAATGCAATCTCACAGTACTATGATCATGACCGTGGACGCATGAAGAGTCTTGACGAGAGCACCAGCCGTGCTCACTCCAACATCTTCGGTCTGAGTAGTAACATGAAGATGAAGGCTTACAACGCGGCTCTGGAGCTTGTGTGAGACTTTGGTTGTTAGCGGCTGGGTGGCTTATGCTGCCTGGCTGCATGCTGACGTCAAAGGTGTTGGACTTGAACTATCATCGTGAGGCTTCAATTGCCGGCAAAGAGGTTTGGATTCAGCAGGCTATCTTGAAGCATGAGGTTTGGGTTGGCATGACTCTTGACGAGGCTCGGTTGGCGCTGGAAGTAGGCACAACATGGTACCGGTACGGCAATCACTGGATTGTTGGCAACCACAGCATCCTGACCCTGCGAGGTGGTAAGATCGTGAGGATAGACAAGTATGGCTACCGATGAGTGGCGTGTGAAGGCAGGCTTCTTCTGTGTGAAAATAGTGGACAAAGACGGGGTGCATGTTCCGTTGCTCGTGGTGCTTCAACGCATCAAAACTCTTGAAAACCAACTGAAGTATTTTGGGCATACGCCCAAGAAAGAAGCAGAAAATGAATGAGAATGCAAAGATCACTCAACTACCGGTGGCGGTTGAGACCCAAGACACCATCGTGGCGTGGTCGCGTGAGACCTTTGGGCCTCCTGCCAGTGCGGAGCTGATAGCAGCGCGTGCGGCTGAAGAATCGTGTGAGCTGGCAAGCGGCTACTTTGGTGGCGGTGATCTGGCTGACCTGGGTGCAGAGCTGGCTGATGTCTTCATCGTGACGTGCCAAGTTGCGGAGTTGTACAACATCAAAATGCTGATCAAAGACGGCGCAACGGCTCAACCTCATCGGGTTTTGGCACCGCAGGTACTGAACCTGAGTGCGGTGATCCTGGCTGGAACGGTCGATGAGAAGCTTCACATTACACCCCATTTGCGTGCACTTCAGGACGTATTGACCATCATGGCGGTGTCAATTGGGTCCAAAACACTCCAGGAATTGGTTGATGCTAAGATGCAAATCAACCGTGGACGGTCGTGGAAGACCGACAAAAATGGAGTTGGTCAGCACGTTTGATGGTTGACATCAGGCTGGTCGTGAGTCTGCGACCAGCTTGGCTGGTGTTGCGGTGCGGTTACTAATTTGGTTGTAAGGCTTGGGCTGTGTTTAGTTTAACTGTGGTGGATGTTATTATTGTTTTGCACGCCACTTGCCCAGGGACAGGTGCCTTGTTGTATATATATTTATATATATATATAATAAAAGAAACACGTAATGTTAATTGAACAGGACTTACGGAAATTGTTTCTGAGCTTGACACGGTAACACCAGCCAGTAGTGTGCGAGCAGTTGTTTTAGAGGGTGCTCGCATTTGGGCAGGTGGTTGGGGCCTCAGAAACCGCACCAGAGGGTTTGGCGTTTGCTTTATTCCGTCTGATGGTTACACTCCATGTACCGAAAATTTGGATTTATAACCACTTGAAAGAGTTGACAAAATGACGATGAGCAAAACGCGACAGAACCGGTTCCTGAAGAATTACGCAAAGACCGGTCGCATCAACCAGGCTGCAGCGGTGGCGGGTGTCTGCGTGAACACCATCGGCAACTTGAGAAAGTCCAGCCCTGAGTTCATGGCGTTGTTCATGGAGGCCGATGAGAAGTATTGTGAATCAATCGAGGCTGAGATTGAAAGGCGTGCCATGCGTGGTGTTGAAGAACCAGTTTGGCAAGGTGGGCAGGAAGTGGGTCGCAAACGGAAGTACAGCGATAAACTTTTGATTGCTCATGCAAAGAGCCGCATGTCAAAGTACCGCGATAAACTGGAGGCTGAAGTCACCCACAAAGGTGCGGTGTTGGCTATCCCAATGACCTCCACATCAGAAGAAGAATTTGAAGACGCTGTTGAAGAAGCAAAAGAGTAACACGCTCGTGAAAGGGGCATAACATGGCTGGACCTGTTGAGAAGGTTTCTGACTATCCGTTGGAAGTAGCAATCTGGAAGAATGAAGGCACAGACGGCAGACCGTACTATGGCGCATCACTTCAAAGAACATACACGGTTGACGTGGAAGGCAAAAAGGAATACAAACACACCAGCCAATTGCGGAAGCAAGACATCTGCATGGCAGCTGAGTTGATGCGTGTCGCCTACCACAAGATCAGGGCCTTGGAAGAGAAAGACCGCCAATGAATCAATCACGAAGTGGACTGAAGACAACTGAGTTTTGGCTGACATCGGTGAAGGCTCTGATTGGGCCTTTGCTAGCAATCTTTGTAACAACCGGCATCCTCGTTCCTGGCCAAGTGGCTGAGGCCGAGGTTGCTGCGCATTTGGATCAAATTATCTTGGGCGTGATTGCCCTGGGTGGTTTGTTTGTGAGCGGTGGCGCGGTTCGCACCTACACAGAAGCACGCACCGGTGTAAAGCAGATTGAGATACAGGCTGCTGCTCAGGCAGGTGCTGAGTCTGAACCCATCATTGGGTTCCAGACAGTGGAAGGAGAAGAAGATGATGAAGAAGTTGATGATGAGTATGAGCCTGGTATCCATCTTAGTCGTTAGTGGATGTGCGTTGTTTGACAGTGACGCCACGCCACGTGATAAGTACATCGATGCACAAGAGGGTTTCATTCTAGCAGTGACTGCTGCTATGCATGGCCATCGTGCTGGTGTTATCACAGATGAGGTATATGCTGACATCGTGGTGCCTACCATCTTGGAGGGTAGCGCGTTGCTAGACTCCATGGAGGTCATGGTGGCCTCTGGTGACGTTCAACAAACTGAGCTGCTCAGACAATCACTGCTTGCGGTGATCCTGCGCATACAACAATACACCGCAGGAGGATGACATGGATCCGGCTACCATAGCAGCACTATTGGGCGTGGTCTTGAAGTTGATAGACTACGTTGAAGCAAGTGGCGTTGAGCTCGATGATGAGATGCTGGATGCCAGGACTGAATTCAGGCGTGCGTTGGTAGCGCAGGCCACAAGCGAATCCGCACCTGATCCCGAGTAGGGTCAGACGGAACCCCGCCACCATGCCTCCCCCCTTTCAGGTGTGGTGGCACTTTTATGTTAGGAACGATTTATGATAGGTGTTGAGTGGAAAGTGAAGCCTGATGGCACGCTCAAACCTTTCCAGGGATCAACAGAGTTGGGGTGGTGCCCACAGCCTGGGTCTCAAGAGTTGTTTCTGGCATGCCCAACATATGAAGTGTTGTATGAAGGAACACGTGGCCCTGGCAAGACGGCTGCGCTGATAGTAGACTTTGCAAAGGAGTGCGGCGCTGGGCATGGTGCTAGTTGGCGGGGTGTCTTGTTCAGGCGCACATACCCTGAGCTTCAAGACGTTATTGAGAAGAGCAAAGAGTTCATCCCGATGATCTGGCCAACAGCGCGGTACAATGAGAGCCAACACTTTTGGACTTGGCCTGATGGTGAAAAGCTCATGTTCAGGCAGTTTGAACGGGTGGCGGATTATTGGAAGTACCACGGCCATGAGTATCCGTGGATAGCATGGGAAGAGCTGACCAACTGGGCATCCGATGACGGCTACAAGAAAATGATGTCAACATCGCGGTCTGCCAACCCAAGCATCAAGCCTCGTGTACGCTCCACTTGCAACCCAGCGGGTGTTGGACATAACTGGGTTAAGCACCGGTTCCAACTTCCCATAGCCGATGGTCAGATAGCAGGACCGCTGATTGATGATGCGATGGATTTGGAGGGTGAGCTGGAACCGCCGAGAAGGGCCATCCACGGACACCTTGATGAGAACCTAGTTTTGCTACACGCTCAACCTGACTACAAGCAGAAGCTACGTGCAGCGGCTACCAGTGAGGCTGAGTTGAAGGCTTGGCTACACGGTGACTGGAATATCGTGGCAGGAGGTATGTTTGATGATGTATGGGATCCCAAGACCAACGTGATTGAACCGTTTGAAATACCAGGCACATGGAGAATTGACAGAAGCTTTGACTGGGGATCTTCGGCACCCTTCAGCGTAGGCTGGTGGGCTGAGTCTGATGGCACGGATGTTCTCACCGCAAGTGGTTGGCGGTCCACAGTACGGGGTGACTTGTTCAGGATCAATGAGTGGTACGGTTGGACAGGGAAGCCCAACCAGGGATTAAAGATGTTGGCGACTGAGATCAGCAAAGGTATAGTGGAACGTGAGCTTGAGTGGAGGATCCACGACCGCGTGAAACCAGGCCCTGCAGACACGTCACTTTGGAATGTTGAGAACGGTATGTGCTACGCTACTGACATGGCAAACGCGGTTCGTATCAACGGCCAAAAGTACAAAGGCACCCACTGGACTCGTGCGGATAAGTCAGCCGGTTCAAGAGCCACCGGCTGGGGTATGATGCGCAAGATGATCAAGCACGCCAAAGGTGAGACCGTTGATGGTCGTGTTCTTCCACGTGAGGAACCTGGCCTGTTTGTGTTTCGGCAATGCACCCAATTCCTCAGAACGGTACCGGTGCTGCCACGTGATGATGTTAAGATGGATGATGTAGACACAGACAGTGAAGACCACATAGGCGATGAAGTCAGGTACAGAGTCAGAACCGTTGGCAACCGTCCACGGTCTGGCAAATCAATAGGAATGGTTTAAGGAGTAGCAATGGCTGTTGATTCAAAGCACCCTCAATATGAAATCTTCCTGCCTGACTGGGTTGGTATGCGTGACACCTACCGTGGTGAGCGTGCTGTGAAGGCAAAGGGCGTGACATACCTGCCTGCTACCACCGGCATGCGTCTCGATGGCATGAACCCAGGCCAAGAAGGTCACGAAGCATATGAGTGTTACCGCACACGCTCTGTGTTCCATAATTTTGTGAGTGAGGGTGTTGAGACTCTGATTGGCATGATGTGGAACAAGCCACCTACCATCGAGCTGCCTGCTGCCTTGGAGCCTATGCGTGAGAATGCTACGGTGAAGTGCGAATCACTTGAGATGGTTTTGCGTCGGGTGAATGAAGAGCAATTGATCACCGGCAGACTTGGCCTGCTGCTAGACTTGCCGGCAGAGGAAACCATCAGCCCTGATGTCATGCCCTACATTGCGTTGTACCATGCAGAGCGTATCATCAATTGGGATGATGGCAGCCGCGATGAGTTGGTTAAGCAGAAGCTGAATCTGGTTGCTTTGGATGAGAGCGAAGATGAGCGTGACAACGATTTTGAATGGGAGTTTGAAGTCAAGACACGGTTGCTCCTGTTGGGCGATGCGGATCCTAATGAGATGACAGGCACGTACTCGGTTGGAGTCTTCCGTGATGGGCAGTCCAACTTCTCTGAAGCGGATATGATGGCACCCACGTTCCGTGGCCAGACACTCGATGAGATACCGTTCGTGTTTATCAACGCCAAAGACATTGTTGTCGATCCTGATGACCCTCCATTGCTGGACCTCAGCAAGCTATGCCTTGCCATCTACCGTGGTGAGGCTGACTATCGTCAAAGCCTATTCATGCAAGGGCAAGATACCTTGGTGATCATAGGCGGGGTTGGTGAGGATACATACAGGCTGGGTGCTGGTGCTTCTATTGAAGTGACTACCGGTGGTGATGCTAAGTTCATCGGGGTGTCTAGTGAAGGCTTGAAAGAGCAACGTGAGGCCCTGGAGAATGACAAAACTATAGCAGCCAAGAAGGCTGGCAGCATGGCACAAAAGGGCGCAGCGGTTGAGTCTGGTGACGCCATGAAGATACGCATGGGAGCCACTACCGCATCCATGACACAAATTGCTATCACCGGTGCCTTTGGTCTTCAGCAATTGCTGCGCATACAAGCTAAGTGGATGGGGGCAAATCCTGAAGAGGTTATTGTCACGCCCAACTTGGACTTCACAAGTGAAGTGATGGAAGGCAAGACCTTGGTTGAGTACATGACAGCCAAGAGCATGGGTGCGCCTTACTCACTTGAGCAGATCCATGGGCGCATGCAGGAGAAAGGGCTGACTGATCTATCGTTTGAAGAAGAGCAGTCGTTGATCGAATCTGAGGAGCCATTAATTGACAGATCCCAACTCGGAATCGAAGAAGAACCAGAAGTTCAAACCACCACCGGCACCGAAGAAGAAAGCCAAGAAGAAGCAGAAGAAGGAAGACAGCAAACGTAAATTTGCTGAGCTTTCAGAACCTGCTATGAAGGCAGCGCTGCGCAACAACATGCGGCGCAGAAAGCTTCGCAGGAAGTCTGGTGGTGTTCGAGAAATAACCGGTGGACCAACGGTTGTGTCCGTGGTACCTGACAGCGGTGCGGGTGAAGGCGGTGAGTCTGTCACCATCAACGGGTTGGACTTCACTCCAGATGCAATAGTCTATCTCAGCGGGGTTGAGCAGCCTACCACATATGTGAGTGACATCGAGCTTACCATCATCACAGTACCCTTCCCTGCCGGTGGAGTTGTTTCTGTTTCCGTTGCGCAATGCACCGGTTCGGATACATTGCCGGCAGCCTTCACATATGCCGTGGCAGTTGGACCCAACTTGATTAGCATAGCACCGGTTGAAGGCCCAGAACCAGGTGGCACTTTTATCACCCTCACCGGCACAGGCTTCGCTGCTGACATCACAATACAATTTGATGGTGTGACGGCTGTCAGCATAGCCTTCTTTGACAGCACTACCGTCACGTGCGATACACCAGCAGGTACCGGCACAGTTGATGTGTTTGTCTCACAGAGTACCGGCACAGATACCCTCACCAACGGCTATGAATACCTCACGGTGCCAGACCTAGTAAGCATCGCACCGGTTGAAGGCTTTGAGCCTGGTGGCACTTCAGTTACTCTGACCGGTACCGGTTTCAGACCTGATAGCTTGGGCGTGACCTTTGGAGGCATAGCGGCAACTGGTGTGGTGTTCTTTGACAGCACAACGGTCTTTTGCGTCACACCGGCAGGTACTGGAATTGTTGATGTGGTGCTATCGCAAGATAGCGGTTCGGATACCCTCACCAACGGCTATTCATACATCCTAGCACCTACCTTGGTGAGCATAGTACCAGCAGAGGGTCCAGAAGCAGGCGCAACTGCCTTCACGCTAACCGGCACAGACTTCCGTGCAGGTAGTCTGGCTGTCACGCTGGGTGGTGTAGCGGCAACATCCGTGGTCTTTGTTAACAGTACCTCAGTCACAGGTGTGACCGGTGACTATAGTGGATCTATGCCTGCCAGTGGCTTTGATGACGTTGATGTAGTCATCACGCAAGACAGCGGATCAGATACCCTCACCAACGGCTTCAGATACCAACCTGCACCGGCTATCCGCACAGGTGGCAACGGTGTCTTGCCCAATCCGGTGAGTGCATGCGGTGGCCAGGTAGTCACCATCACCGGTACTGACTTCACGGTTGCTAATAACATGCAGGTGTTCATAGACGGGGTGCTGATCACGCACGTATACATAGACACCAACACCTTAACAATTGTCATGCCAACCTACCCTGAGATTGAAGATGATAAGGATGTCACGGTCACCAATGACTGGGGTACAGATACCTTGGTCGATGGATTGACGGTAACATGGACCGGTTTTGAGAGTCATCAGACCGTCCTGGTGGATACCGGCACCCTTTGGGCAGGGAACGTCCAAAAGATAGCAGCCTTTGCCCTATACACCACCACCGGTGGCGGTACAGCACGTGTCAGACTATGGATGACTGATGGCATGATTCAAGATACCATAAGCACCATCGCAGGAGTTCAAGCCTCAATAGACTCTGGATGCATTCCACTGCTGTACCTGTCAGAGCCGGTGCTGGATGCTAGCACACTTTGGATAGTTGAACAGCATGTCACCTGCTTGAAACAAGTCTTCAAGTCCAAGAGCCGATGTAACATCCAACTGAATGGCGGTTGGGTATTCAGGCTTCGTAAAGCATACAACAAAGTCTTGAGTGATTTAACAACATAGAAGGATAACCATGGCAATTACGTTACCAGCATTCACCCTCATAGATGGTTCCACAGCATGGGCCTGTCAAGAAATCAACGTGAGTTACTTCACGCCTTCAAACAACGCGGCTACCACTACACGCATATACATGGCTGATAGTATGCATCAAGATGTAGACAGCACGCCTTCAGTAGTCAACACCGCGCTGGCTGCCATCGGGATCACCCAATTCACCATGATAGACGGCGCAACAAAAATCTATGTGAATGATGACATGGTGACTAGCATTGAACCGCGCACCACCACCTCTACATGGATACACCTTGAAGGTCACTGGATAGTTGCCGTGAACGTCGCATATGCAACCGTCCTGACCTCTTTGACTACATAAAAGGATAGCTATGCCAACCGCCAATGAACAATTCCTGGATGCTATGGTGCGCCATCAGATAGGTCTGATGCGGTTCAGCGGTAGTGTGCGCAATGAGATATTTGGGCTGCTGGATGCTACTGAGGCTGACATAGTGCGTGAGATACGTGCGCGGATTAAACCGGGTGGCATTACACCGGCTAATGTTCAGCGGTTGAAGGCTCTTGAAGTGGTTATCAGAGGTATCCGTGGCGGGGCATGGAAAGACGTGAGCAAGGTATGGGGTACTGAGTTCAGAAACCTTGCCGTGCAAAACCCTCAGTTTGTAGCTAATGCAATACAGACCGTGTTGCCGGTGACGGTGGCCCTGAACATGCCGGCACCTGAGCTGCTGCGTGCGTTAGTGGTTACAAAACCGTTTGAAGGCAAAACCATGAGAGAATGGTCAAGGTCGATTGCCCAATCAGACTTGAACCGTATAATGGACCAAGTGAAGATCGGCATGGTTCAAGGTGAAAGCAACCAGGCCATAGCAAGACGTGTGGTTGGTACCAAGGCACTTGGAGGTCGAAATGGCACAACAGAAGTATCACGGCGGGGTGCAGAGTCTATCACCCGCACCGCAACTAACCACTTCAGCAACCAGGCCAACAGAGCCTTCTTTGAAGACAACGCAAAATTGTTCAGCGGTGAAATATATCACGCCACGCTCGATGACCGTACAACCCTCATCTGCTCAAGCCTGGATGGTGAGCGGTTCCCTGTTGGTGAAGGCCCAATACCACCGCTGCACTTCCGCTGCAGGAGCTTGCGTGTTGCCATCATCAATGATGAGGTGGTTGGCACCAGATTCGCAAAACCGTTCACAGAAAAACAACGGTTGCGAGAGTTCACCAAAGAGCGTGGCCTCAAGTCTGTCAAGAACCGCAAAGAGCTGCCACGTGGTACCAAAGGAGACTTTGACAAGTTCCAGCGTGCGGCTAACCGAAGAGACATTGGCAAGGTACCAGCAAAAGTGACATACCAAGAGTGGCTGACACGCCAATCACCCGCCTTCCAAACTGACGTTTTGGGCGGGGCACGTGCCAAGCTATTCAGACAGGGTAAGCTGCCACTGAAGAAATTTGTGAACAGAGCGGGTGATGACATTCCGCTTCGCGACTTAGCAAAATTTCAGAGACAAGCCTTCATCGATGCGGGTCTTGATCCTGATTCATTCTAGCGGCATGGCCGTGAAAGTAGGTGAGTGATGCCACTCAAAGCAGTTATGGATTCAATTGATGAATTGCCTGATGAGCTCAAGGAATTGTACTCTGAGCGCGATGGTAAGTTTGAACTGACTGGCATACAGGGTGTCAAGTCTGAGGAAGATGTTCGACGATTGCAGAGTTCCCTGGAGAAAGAGCGAGGTGAACACAAATCTACCCGTGAAAAATTCAAAGTCTGGGGTGACCTGGAACACGATGAAGTCATGGGTCGCTTGGATCGCATTCCTGAGTTGGAAGCGGCTGCTGCGGATAAGATCGATGATGCCAAGCTTGAAGAGATGGCAGAGTCACGCGCACTTACTCGCCTGAAGCCACTTGAACGTGAGAATCTTCGCCTCAAAGGAGAGCTTGATTTAAGCATTGCCAGCAACCATAAATTCCAAGAAGAGAAGCGTGACATGGTCATTTCCAATTCGCTGCGCAAGGCGGGTGCCTCTTTGAAGATGCTTGATAAGGATGATGCTGTCACCTTTGGGCGTGCTTACTTTGGAATCAATGATGCCGGTGAAGTGGTTACAGAGGATGGTCTGACCCCAGATCAATACCTCACAGATTTGCAGATCAAAAAGCCTCATCTCTGGGGACCAACTCAGGGTGGCGGTGCCCAAGGTGGTGCTGGTTCCGGTGGCTTCGGTGGTAAGAACCCATTCTCAGCAGAGTCTTGGAACATGACAGACCAAGGTCGTATCGTGAAAGAGCATGGCATGGAGCGTGCCAGCGCGATGGCCAAAGCTGCCGGTACTACGGTTGGTGGTCGGAAACCGCCAATGAAAAAATAAACATGGTCGTTGACTTTTGACCACTTAGGAATAAAGTTGGCGCATATCACTCATGTGGGTGATGAGTCTGAGCTGGCCATGGTGCTTGGCTTTCGTAACAAATCCGTCGAGCCAATAACTTAATTTTGAAACCTTGAAAGGTTCAATCATGGCTGCTGGTCCCATCACCCTGGTGAGTGACGTTGTTGTGCCGGAAATCTTTTCCAGCTATATCCAACAGCTCACCGAAGAGAAGTCACGACTTGTTCAGTCGGGTGCTCTTGCACGTTCGCCGTTTATGGATAACCTCCTTGCTGGAGGTGGTCTAACTTTTAATGTTCCTTCATTCCGTGATCTTGATAATGACGCTGACCGCGTGTCCACGGACACTTCGGTTGATGACTTTGCCGGTGGTACCGCACGACCGGTCCCACAGAAGATCGAAACAGACACGGAAGTTGCCGTGCGCCTCAACCGTAACCAAAGCTGGTCATCTGGTGACCTGGCTGCAGCTCTTGCTGGTGATGACCCTATGGGTGCCATTGCTGGTCGTGTAGCCGCATATTGGACACGACGGTTGCAGCTGATTTTCACGAGTACAATGATCGGGGTTGTTGCGGATAATACCGCCAATGACGCTGGTGATTACACTAATGATATCAGCGGTGGTGGCTACGTTCCTGGAGTGACTGACTTCAGCGCTGAGGCTTTCATCGATGCTACCCTTACAATGGGTGATAGCATGGAAGACACCGGCATGCTGATGGTTCACTCAGTTGTTTTTGCTCGCATGAAGAAGAACAACTTGATTGACTTCATTCCAGATGCACGTGGTGAAGTTCAAATTGCTACCTTCCAAGGCCGTGAAGTCATCGTTGATGACGGCATGCCTGTTACCGGTTCCGTCTATGACTCCTGGTTGTTTGGAGCTGGTGCGGTTCAGCTTGGTGTAGGTTCGCCCAAAGTGGCTACCGAAATCGAGCGTGAGGCTGGTGGTGGTAATGGTGGCGGTCAGGAAATCCTGTACAGCCGCCAAGAGTGGGCAATGCACCCAGAGGGTCACGCCTACGGTGGCGCTACTCCCAATGGTGGTCCTGCTAACACAGTCATCGATGATGCTGCTAGTTGGAACCGTGTGTATGCTGAGCGCAAGATGATTAAATTTGCACGCCTGGTCACCCGCGAAGCATAACTAAGACAATTACCTTGGGACTGGGGAAGGGTGTTGGGTGGTGCCCAATTCCTTCCCCGCCTTTTTGAAAGGAAATGATATGAGCAAAGGTTTACCCCGCTCGCTTTCACGTGGTGACTATCAGAAGCAAGCAATCTCAAAGATTCGGATTCGTTTGGATCATACGGTTACTGTTTCTGCTGCTGGTGCCGGCATTGGATTTGGTTCGGTTGTCATAGCTGGACTGCCAGAAGGTCAAATCAAAATGCTTGGGGCTGCGGTTGAAATCACACTGAGTGGTTCTGGTGCTGATGCCAATTTGGTTGATACCTTTGAAGGTGACTTCGGAATTGGTACCACTCCTGCTTCGGACGCTACCATCACTGGTGCTGACGTAGACATGATTGGTTCCACGGCACTGGCTGCTGCCACTGCTGAGGTTGGTGTCCTGACTAATGTAATCAACGGCACTGATGCGGTGTTTGATAACACTGCTGGTACTCTTGAATGCAATCTCAACGTTCTCATCGATGCGGCTGACATTACTGATGCTTCAGCAGTTGACCTCACCGCAGTTGGTGTGTTTGAGCTGACGTTCATCACCTTGCTAGACGACTAACAATTCGGAGTCCATGGTGCCAAGTGTACACACTGTGGACTCCATTTTTAACATCGGCCATGGAGCCGGAAAGGCAGAGGCATGGACCTCAAAGAAACATTACAGTTGCTTGAGCAGGACAATCCAAACCACTGGACCTCTGACGGTCTGCCGGTAGTGGCGGTTGTTGCTGAGTTGTTTGGGCAGCCTATCACGCGCAAAGATATCACAGAAGCAGACCCAACATTCACCCGTGAATCGTTGACTCTGGAACCAATAGAAGAAGCAGAAGAGGATCCTGAGCCGGTAGGTGAAGTTGATCTGAAAGCCAAGCTGGATGATTTTGATAAGCAGCTTGGTGCCTTGGAACGTGAACGCAAAGAGTTGGAACGGCGGTTTGCCTTTGTAACTCAAGAGCGCCGTGAGTTGGATGCAAAAATCACTTCTGAGTATGACTTTCAAACTGATCAAGACCGTAGGATGGCACACATACGTTCAAACAACGAACGTAGGATGCGCCTCGCTCTTGAACGGCAAGAGCAACTGAAGGGTATTGACCCCAGGTTGCTTCAACCGATTCAGTCTCCAATTGATGCTGCCCAATTAGTACGCAAAGGGCAGGCACCAAAAGTTCCACCACGCATCTTCAAGGAGTAGTAAATGCCAAATCGGGTGACTGAAGCTTTCAATGAACTAGACGCTGGACATCAACAAGCAACTATGCATCTCCACCGTGAGGCTAGGCTTGGACGTTCAGACATAGTGAACCTCATGTCAGTCACCCGTCGCATTGATGGACCGTTCCCTGACAGCACCACATACGCCTTGCCGTCTTTTGATTTGCCGGTGACGGTTTCTATCTTCACGCAGATCACCACTCTGGCTACCTTAGATGGAATCATATTTGAGTGGGGTGACAGCACCCGCAACTTTGGTATATCTTGGGACAGCACCACCGCAGGCACTATCAACTTTGTCAGAGGCAATACAACTCTTCAAAGTGTGGCGGGTGTGGGTCTGGCTGACGGTCAGAATGTTCACTTCGTGTTGGCTACCCACTTACAACGCAGCAAGCTCTGGGCAAACGGCAAACTGATAGCAGACCTCACCGCAACAGACACAGCCTATGCTACTGATTCTGCTATAGGCGTGGGTGAAGTTAATGGCACCAGCCGGTTGGGTTCCGTGACACTTGTTAATGGTTTGATCACACAGCCAATCCGCATATACCATAACCAACTGCCAAGGCAATTTGCGGGGCATGAATAATGTCCTTGATCAGAGAAAATGGGCCGTTCACATTATATGAGAGTGACATCACCGTAGTGTCTGGTGTTGTTGTAGTGGCGGGGCTGGATGTCACCAAGTCACATTGCTTTGTTGGTGTGCAGTTCTTTGATGACTTAGAGGG